CCTGCTGGTACGGGTTCGCCAATCGTCCCCCTCAACGTGGAGCCGCGAATAATACGAACAAACTCTTCTCTGTCCCCGGCGACCAGAGCAGCCATAGCTTTTGAGCGCTCTTCGTCGCTTAAGCCTCCAAGTGTATTCTCTGCCTCAACAGACTCCTCGGGAGACATGCCCATTCTATTCTGTAGCTGGGCTAAAATGCCGGGCGTTCCAGCAGAACGGTCGCCGGTCCATGCGTAGTCACGGGCATTCGGAGCATTAAGTGCCCGCAGTTCGGCACGCACGGCCCCATCCCACTGAAATGGTACATCGTTCTCAACATCCCACGCAGTATTCGCACTGAGAGAGCCAATTAGGAGGGGGCGCAAGTATCTATCAATGGCAGTATACTTTTCCGCTCGGCCGAAGGTTTCCCAATTCTGCTCCACAAACATAACTACAAGCATAACGGCCTCGGCATTGGTGTCGCCGCGATCTGCTGCGGCTCCATATTTGCTGTCCAGCTTATATTTAAGATCTTGCATGCGCGAGCCGTTCATATATAGCTCATGGCGAACGGCAATCTGCTCCATCTTATGTTGTACAAAGCTATCATACGTAGCTGCCAGCGCGCCTATGATCTGTTGGGGGTATCGGTCTATAAACTCCATAAATTTGAAAGCGCCCTCGATCTCTTCTTGAGATGTGGCACTCTCGATAATAACTTTTATTGTACAGTGAACCGTATCTCCATCTAGTGTAAGATAAATCTCAGCTGCGCTTCCGAAGTCAACCCCCTCAAAAGTGGGTCGGTTATATCGTTCCCCGAAATCAAACGCCAGCTGTTCTTCGGCATGTCCATTGGCTGCGTCTATAAGGGGCCCCAAAGATGTGTTCAATTCCGTTCGAAATGCGGCGCCCGGATTGACGCGGCCATGGCGCATCACTTGCCCGCTGTCGCCGAAGATCTTTTCAAGTGCGTAGGGTGTGTTGCCGATAGCGGCCGGCAAAGTTCCTATAGATACGCGCTTTTCTGGTGCGTTGGGTGCGAACATGAACCAGATCTCCCCATCGTAGTCATCATCTTCATCGACGCCCAGTACTTCCCAGTTTTCCAACTCTTCGCCCTGTTCGCGGATATCATCAATAAGGCGATCAAAGTCATTGGGAGGAATGTAGCCTTCTACGACAAGCTTACGACGCATCGTCTCAAAGATCTCATCGTACTTATCATCTATGGAATACAAAAGGTTGTCGCCAAAACTGTCATAATCGCCAACGTCACGGCCCTCAAAATCAAACCGGAAGAGGATGTTGATGGTGTCTGATTCTACGCCCCACTCGGTTTCGCTCGAATACTCGTCCATGACGCCATCAAGCAACGATTCAAATTGCCGGGCCTGTTGGTAGTCTCCACCGTACCGCTTGGGAATCGTTGAGTAGTCCCGATCTTCGTCCGGCCAAATAAATGAAGTTCCAGAGTCATCAACTTCCCCTGCCCAATTAATGGGTATATCAAACTCAACGCTAGCCCCGCCAGATACATAGGGTTCGTTGACATCGTAATCGCCGACTTCGGCCCAAAACATCACATGCTCGGCTCGGTTACCAAGGGAGTTGTGTACTTCTTCCAATTCCTCTCTCCATTCTTCAAATATATCGTCATTTTCTTCATCGTGAACATGTTCGACCTCGCCCCGATAAGCATCGACATCTGTGCCTGACATAGAAAAGAATTTATTAAGCAAATAGCCGTCAGAGTGATCCGAATACGAACCCCCATATCGCTGCAAGTAGCGCGCCATGGGAAGTTCAAGTTCGCCTTCGTCTGGATCCACAAACATTTCACTTTGTTCGCGCCACGCCCATTCACTTACAGCACTCCGAAAGCGATCAATATTACGACCATACAGGCGGTCCTCAGGGACAGCAAACCAATTTCCGCTTGCCGAATCAAAGAACTTCCTAATGCGTAAGCGGGAAGATGCAGTAATGCCCTCGATTCCACGCTGCATATCTCGAAAGATCTCTTGCTGATCGAAATCACCTAAAGGTTGTGGGGGAGGCAAGCTTGCCGGATCGGGCCAAGGTTTGTTATCGAGCTTGGCGTGGACAGCATCTCTAAGCATATCCACGGTAACCAACTCAATAGCCTCTGGGCTTGCGCGGTTGTTGTAGCTGTCCTCTCCCGATGGGAGAGCCCATCGAGCCCATTCGCTTTTCAAAAGCTCTAAGACCGTCGCCAATTCTTGGGCATTATTCAAGTGCCTGTGTGCGACCTCTAATGTGTTCGCACGATTTAATGATCTGTTAATTAGATCATTCGCCTGAGCCTCCACGCCGTCGGAGCGAAGAAATCCATTAAGATCTTCGGTCTTTACCAGATAGGCAATAAGGCCATTTCCTTTAGACTCTTGTACCGCGCACTTGAAATACTCGCTGCCTTCGCTGTGGCAAGATGTAATATCGCCAATATCCGACATACGCAGCACATCTACTGGGTGTCTAGAAAGAAGAATTGTCCACTCGTCGCCGGCGACTGACCCCTCAAATGCATTTTCAATCAGGTTATAACCATCTTCGTCTTGGGTATAAAAGGTTTGTTTCTGGCGCCACCACTCAAGTAGCTCAGGGCGCAAGCGCTTAAACTTAACCGCGTTAGCGATAGCGCGAGACATGGTAGTTTTATTTGTTTTCTTGATGGCCTCCCCCTTGCGAGGGCCTGCCGGGATTGTATAGTCAAACTCTTTCACTAATTCCAACGAGGCTACACGTAGCTCGTCATAATATTCTTCGCCGCCGCCTCTGCGCTTCTTTTGGGCGACGACCTTAGTAGGGAAAGCTACTGCGGGCCCTGAGTTGACATAGGGCGGATGCCAGCCTTCGGCCTTTAGTACGTCTACAATCTCAAGAAGGTTGCGCGTGTCGGCCTCCACCAGTGGGAGCGCGACACGCAAATTGCCGTCGAAAAGATAATCAAACTCCGTTTGAATTTGCTTGCCGCGGCCGGCCATGTAGTCGTACGTGGCCTCTACATTGTCGCGACTGACCTCATCTATACGTTTTGGGCCCTTCTTCTGCTTTCTTTGTCGGAGGTTATCAAACCAAAGCTCTGTGGAAATGCTCATTTTATCATACTCCATCCTATAAATAGTTAGCTTTTAGTGTTTCTTCACCGTGAGTAATCATCTTCCATCCGCACTACATCATCTAGTTCGGGAGTACTCACTTCAATCAATTCAACATTTGTTTCCTGAGCGCCAAACCGGTGGATCTGGCCCGGTTTTACGTGAAGGGTGTCGCCAGTATAAAACTTTGTAATTTCATTATTCTCATCACAATTATAAAGGGGCCCCTTAAGAACAAACACTGTTTCTTCTTTAGTTTCGTGATATTGCTTTGATAGGCGATGGCCCGCTTTGATAAACAGCAATTTGCCCACATATTTATCCGTCTGGGCCCATCGAAGCTCATAGCCCCACGGCTTATCTACTTTCGCAGCCTTAATTTCGTTCCAGTCTTTACTCATATTACCTCCAAAGTAATTGTATTAATGCAATAATAAATGCCAAGCCCACGCACGTCATCGTTTTCGCCGTAAACATACTTTCGTTTAAAAAATACCACGTTAACAGCGGGAATGTTAAGTAAGACAGCGCAAAAATCAAAAAACGGGGGCCCCAAACCTCTCCCATCTCTGCATATGCCATCTGCATGCCATACCAAAAACATAAAGAAGCAGGGAAAGTGAAAACTAAAATTGGCAAAAAAGGCTTATCCTTCCACCACTCCCAGACAAACTGGGAATTAAGATGGAACCAGCCAAACAATTGACCAGCAGTGAACAAGAGGCACGCCATTAGTAATCTAGAAGTTAGCAATTATCACTTCCTCGCACTTATCTTTGTCGGTGGCTGGGCGTCCATGGGCGTCCACCATTTGAATATTATAATTTTTATAGAGGGTGAAGAGGGCCGGGTGTTTCTTATACAACAAGACCACCTTCCTGTCCATCTCATCTATTGCTGCAGCCAGTTGGCGATGGTGCACCGAAGTGGCATCAACTGCCTTCGCCTTCCCATGCTCAAAAAGATTCAAACTATATTGGCCCACGGGCAATAGAAGAAAGTCTGTAGGGCGTGCATGTTGCACATTCTGCACGAAATCGTCTTCTTGGTCGTAAATGGGATAAAGATTTTCGACATTGTATCGCTGTAATAGCGCGAAGGACGCAGGATTAAAATTATCGCGGCAAAGAGAGCCTTGCGATACACGGCCAGAGTCGGAGGCCCTGTTGAGGATAAAAAAGAGGGCGGCGCGCATAAGGGGATCTTTGTAGGTGTTCCAGTCCTCTTGTAAAAGATAAAATTGTGTGTCATCAATGATCGGAAACAAATGAGCCGCTGCCGCTGCCAACGAATGTCGATCAGTCAGCAGGTGCATCCAAAATTCATAAATAGCATACCGATTAGTGTGCGCAACGACTTTGCGATTAGTAGAGGCTAACGAAGTTTCTATTTGGCCATCATAAAAAAGAAAAGAACTTACTGTGCTCTCGGGCGGGATAATTTTTCTTAACTCTTGAATGCTTTTGAATGCAATACTACTCTTCAGGGGCGCTTTCATCGGCCGCTGCCTCCTGTTGCAAGGGCGCGGGTTCTTCCTGCTGCGATAGTGCAGTTTTATAACTAAGATAGGCTGCAACAATAGAGCTAATGTCCCGCAGCATATAATCTGCCTTCATTAATTGCTGCCTTAGTTCATCAACATGTTCTAACGTAGCAAGAGATAAAGGGTCAGCAGGGAGGGGAGTGACCGCCTCCTTCAGGGTGTCATAAGCCCCATGAAGCAGTCGTTGTACTTCTGGTGACAACTCCTCTATCTCGATAGTATATTGTAAATTGATTCTTTCGCTCATGTTATCCTCTTAAAAGCTGCTTGTTGGAATTCTGAAGTTTTGTTTCTACTGCGTCGGGGGCGCCAATGACAACAATCTCTGTTCCTGTGTTGCCCCGGTTAATGATCAGCTTAGAAAATCGGTGGTTTGTGTCCAACTCGTCATTAAGCATCCCGCGCTCGTTTAGTTCTTGAATTCTTTTCTCTTCGCGGATCATAACCACATGTTCAGGGTTAATGAACACCTCTCGCAAAATATAATTATGGGGAGTTGTGACGGCTCCATTCGCGCACACCTCTGTCAGCCTAACTAGCACTAGACACCTCCATGGGATATACGTCTTTCTCGTGAACGGCCCATGACTGCCCTTTCGCATATATTTGGATTAAGCGGTCATTAGTCTTCGTATTCAATTCTGCAGCCGCGCCCAAACATATGGCAGTAATGGGCTTTTCTGTTGTCATATAAGGGGACGTACTTTGGCTAGTGTCTGCCCACAATAAGACTGCTTGGGGAATATAAACCAAATCTCCTTCATTAAATTTTCGTATCATTTTTGTCTACTCCGTTTGAATAATACCGTAATTAGTGGTGATGAGGGTTCCAGCGCAACTAATTGCATTTTGGAGCGCTGTCCTTGTTACCTTCACCGGATCCACAATGCCGCTTTCGTACAAATTAACCATCTCTCCATTTCGGAAATCCCATCCCTCGTCACGATGCGCGGCGAGCACATCGTTCACAATAATGTCTGGCGATAAACCAGCATTAGTCGCCATCTGGCGGATTGGCTCTTGACAGGCGGCCTGAACGATGGCGCCTGCCATGGCCTGATCGGTGCTGTTGACCGTCAAAACCAAAGACTGTGAGGCACGGAGCAGTGCGGTACCGCCCCCACAAACAATCCCCTCTTCTTGGGCTGATCTAACTGCCTCCAAGGCATCCTCGATCCGATGCTTCTTTTCGGTCATCTCTACCTCGGTGGCGCCGCCCACACGCACAATCGCCACGCCGGCCGACAGCCGGACAATACGATCCTGAATCTGCTCACAGATCTGTAGGGATTCCGTTTGTTCGATGAGCGCCTTAAGTTTCTGAATCTGCTCCTCTACTAACTCAAAATCACCATGGCCGCCGACGATGGTGCTGTCATATTTGGTGCTCTCGATGAACTTGGCTGAGCCAAGGTGGGTCATCTTTACCTCTTGAAGTTTAATGCCGCTCTCCCGCGTAATAAACGTGGCACCTACAGATAGCGCCAAGTCCTGCATAGTGTTGCGGCGACTTTCTCCATAGCGGGGAGCTTTAATTGCGGCCACTCTCATAGTACCACGCATGGCGTTCATGATTAAGGCCGCTAGCGCCTGCCCCTCTACCTCTTCGGCAACAATAACAAGGGGGCGCCCTTCTCTCGCAATCATTTCGAGAAGTGGCAAAATCTGTTCAACAGCATTAATCTTATAATCAGTTACCAAAAATAGAGGCTCTTCCTGATACATCATGGCTCGACGCTCATCGTTGACGAATGCGCCGGCACAATATCCAGAATCGAGCCTAAACCCTTCGGCTATATCCAAAGATGTTTCTAAAGATCGAGACTCTTCGATTGTAATCGCGCCATCTTGCCCTACCTTGTCGACGGCGGACGCAATAAGCTGGCCAATTCTCTCATCATTGTTAGCTGAAATTGTGGCAATATGCTGAATGTCAGCAATACTTTTAACTGGGCGCGCCATGGCCTTTAGGCTTGAAGCTACTTCGCTTAAGGCAACTGTCAGGCCTCGCTGTAGTTCTGTGGGCGGAATGCCAGCCATAATATACCGCTGGGCTTCTCTTAAAATGGCCCGAGCTAGCACAGTGGCGGTTGTGGTGCCGTCGCCAGCATCACTATTTGTTTGCACTGCCGCTTGCTTGATAATCTGGGCGCCGGCATTCTCAAATGGGTCATCCAAAGCCACGAAGTGTGCTACCGTTACACCATCCTTTGTAATGAACGGCACTTTACCGCTCTCTTGAAGCAGTACATTTCTTCCCTTTGGGCCCAAGGTCGATGCTACATTGTCTGCTAATACATTCGCCCCTTTGATAATTTTTTGTTGGAGAGCTTCTTCGCTCTCATAATTTCTGCTCATTAATACCTCTGAGTTCTATAATTATTATAACCGCATGTGGTTAGGATGTCAAGGAGTTTCTTCGGGCTCATCGCGAGCAATTTCTGCTGTTAGCGATTGTTGGATTTTTACAGTATCCTCGATGCCACGTTCGGCTGATTTAATGGCGCCGCTGCGAGCTTCCATGGTGAAGTACTTGTTGATGTTTTCAGACAAATCCTTCGTAGCGGAAAACAACTCCAATAGTTCTCCGTTTAAGTGCTGCATGCTGCGTTCGGCAACTTTCTCAATCGCGGCGGATGAGTATGGGAGTTCGCCAAGCTTTTTGTAATCAACAAAGGTAAAAGTGGGGAGCTGCTTGGCACTAATAGCCCACTGTGTACCTCCTCTAGATTCGGATAGGAGGGCCCATTCTTCTCGGATCACCTCTTCTAAAGGTGTCTCCGAATCTTGGTCGATGCCGCCTTCTTCTTGCGCTGCGGCAGCCAAACGTTTATTTCGCACGCGGTCGGAATAACCTCGCGTCATCTGGAGTGCCTCATACCGTTCGGGCCAAGATGGAATTGCTTTTAGGTGCTCAATTGATTGTTCGGGTGTCATTCCAGCTAATTGAAACAAACCTTTTCCGGCACCGCCCTCCTTTCCCTTCATCTTGCCTCGCGCATCTGTAACTAATGCGTCAATAAAGTTCTCTTGATTGAATGTAAACTCCTCAATGGCAATTGATTCGCCATCTTTGCGCGCGACAATATAAACCATCCTGCCAAATTCATCTAGCCCATCAATAAGATTGGTGAAACTTCCTTCAATAATTCCTTCCATACGAAGTAGCTTTAAACTGATGGGGACCGGATTATCTGTCTCGGTGAAAGCGATCAAGTCTTGGATAGGGAGATTTCCCTTTGCTGATACCTCTGCTTCTTGCTCCCCCTGCAGGAGAGCCGCTAAAAAACCCTCAAAGACAAAGCCTGCCGATGCGGCGTTAAAGCTGCCAATAACTGCGCTCAAGGATTCTAAAATAATCAAAGAAGAAATAATACGACGAGGAGATCTAATGCGATTCCCCTCGACAACTATACGCTGAAGAAATTGCAGCTTGCCCTCGACTGTTCTGCCTCCTCCGATAACATTAAACAAACGAGTAATCTGTTTGCGCTCCATCGAGTTAGGATCCCCCCACGCTTCCGAAGGAGTAAATTTGGGCAACACCAAAAGAAACTCTTTGGCTCGGCTCTGCGCCATTTCGTGCAGGGGCGCCTTCTGCGGGGCCACCACCTTATCATAGACTTCATCCAAAGTCTCTTCAATCATTTCAATTAAAGTCTGCGTCATCGTTCGCGCATTCTTCTTGTCGTATTCTTCTCGGAGAATCTTATTTAAATCTAACATTTAATAACCTCATATAATTTCATCAGCGATGCCATACTCAACTGCTTGCTCTGCAGATAAATAGATGTTAACTTTTTGTTCTAACATTTTTTTGAGTTGCTTTTTGGTCATTTTTGTTTCTTCCACCAAACGATCTATGTACATTTCTTGCAGGTCTTGGATCGCCTCCATCTCATTAACAAGGTTATGAAGGGAGCCATGATTGCCTCCAATAACAGAATGAAGCATAACCCGGCAGTTACGGCCAATCTTTCGTTTGCCGTGTGTGCCCCCGGCTAAGATAAGGACACCAGCCGACATAACTTTGCCCATGCCAATTACATTTATATCCGTATCTTTTTGCACCAACTTCATCATGTCATAGAGCGCGAACATATCGTCCGCACTTCCCCCATAGGTGGAAAGATAAAAATCAATATCTTTTCTCTTTTTAGGATCTTTAATTGCTTTATTGGTCTCATTCATTAACAAGAGCGCGTGAATCACCTCGGCAATTTTCTCATCCACAATTTCTGTAAAAAGACCAACGGCTCGGAGGTTCGGTTCGCCGTCCGGGGCCATGCCTTCCAAGGTCACAATTCTTTTCTCTTCTTCGTCTAATAATGCGGCGATCTTGTCTTTTAGGCGTTTAATCATATCTCATCTCCCTTGATAAAGCTAATAACGGCAGCACGATTTTCTTCCAGATAGCGCATAGCAGTCGGCCAGTCGTTAAAATCAACCATCTGCTTAAAAAAGCTTCCATGACAATCAATAATCTGAGCCACCGACTTGCGCTTGAAACGAGCGGTCTCGTTTTCAAACTGTACCTGAATGGCATTAATATTGTGGTCGCTAGCGCCGTTCTCTTTCATGATATCCAAACGAAAACTCCGTGCATACTGAAAATGTTCTAGGGAGCGTGCTATAATAAATAGTCCGACTACTTGAGTTATCTGTAATATCTTAATACTCTTGCGTGTCGCCTTTAAAAAGTAGAAGGTGCGACAAGTAACATACCCAAATATAAATACCAGAATGTTTAAAAGCCACGAATATTCCATACCAACCGATCCCTAACGTAAATAACCACCAAGATTTCTCTTAGTGGTTATATTATAACTGCTCGTAAGACTTATGTCAACACTTATTTGTTAGTTAATCTATTAAAAATTCTTTCTGTAAGCTCATCAGTCATCTGAGCCCTTCGGTTTTCTTTCACAAGGCGCTGCGCAACACGGCGCGCCACCTTATTTACGAGATCCTCCTGCAGGGGTGCCTCTTCGGCGGCTGCAAAGTCCATCTGGTCGCCGGCCTCAGGGGCTGGCTCTGCCTCGGGACCACCTAGTGCATCATCACCTCCTTCTAGGCCCTCGGCTCCTTCTACCTCTTCATCACCCTCAAGATCAACTTCCGAACTCACGTCTTCACCTGTAACCTCCTCAAGGGCCGTTTCAAAGGCAGTCATAAAATCATCAACAGATACCATCAAGCCATCGCCTTCGCCCATATCGTCGCCCATGGGATCTTCAGGCATAACATCGTCCACGGGTTCGGTCACGGCGACCTCATCCTCAACGGCTACATCCCCTTCGGGGGTGTCAACCTCGGCGGCAGCGTCTACTTCTACCTCTTCGTCTCTGGCGCCGGGATACATCTCATCCATTCTCTTCTCGCCAACGGGCGCCATGTTAGCAAGCTTCATAAATCGGCGAATTTCCGATTCGTTTAAAAGTGTCTTACGAGCCATTATAAATCTCCTTTAGATAAAAACTCATCTGTAATTAGTAAGCGAATTTGATAAACACCTTAAAAAGTTATCCCATTCTTATCGCAGCGCTTTTTCAGTTTAATCAGGGCCGCGCTTTCGATTTGTTTAACCCTCGCGAAGGAAATCCCAAGACGCTCAGCCACTTGGCGCAAAGTCATGCGGCCGTTTTCGTAAATAGAGATTAAAGTGCAATTCTGTTCAGCTTTATAGTCAATCCAAAATCTACATTCTTTCTCATGGCACCTCATCTTGTGCTTGACGCAAAATCGCGAGCATTCTAGTAGGCCATCGTTATGCTTCATAACTCTGGGCCCTCCTCTTCTATTAAATCGAAAATGTCCTCTACGTCGTCTTCTGACAAGCCAAAATCTCGCATTTTTTGGGCGCCAATTTTTTGAAGTTTTTCAGATTTTAGCCTCTTGTCTTTGGATTTGAACGATATGTCATTAGTAAACTCTAGTATGCGAGGGTCATCCTCTATGAGTCCACTGATCACATGCCGGAAAAAGGCAGCTTGGGTTAAGCGAAGATATTTTAACTTCAAAACAAGCTGAGCATGTCGGTGGTCGTTCTCGGTGAAGACAATACGCTTTGTCATGTTGCCATATTCCTCCGGTGACGACATTTTACCACTTCCTTCCAACGATGTGAGTGTGGCTTTCGGACAATCCCGATGGGGTTTGTACCACAAACTGAGCTTTATGCTGCAGATTCATCAGGTCTGTGGCTCCAGAGTAACTAAAGCCTGACCGAATGCCACGCTCAAGATCTTCTAAAATGGGCTTAACGGGGCCACGATATGGAATGCGGGTGGCTACGCCCTCATGCGAGCTAAAGTGGCCTCGCCATTCTACTTGAGCCTCTTTGCTGGCCATTCCCCGATACGACTTCCAGCGACTGCCGTCTATATCTTGATATGTCTCGCCCGGGGCTTCGTCAGTTCCAGCCAACAAAGAGCCGCACATAACGGCATCTGCGCCGGCGGCGAGGGCTTTAACAATATCCCCACTAGTGCGGATTCCCCCGTCTGCGATTATCTTTACATCTCTATCGGTCTTTGCACACTCAACAATCGTTTGAAACCCCGGCATGCCATGGCCTGTTTGAATACGCGTGGAGCAAATAGAGCCGCCACCAATATTGCAGCGCACACTATCAGCGCCCCAGTCAGACAAGTCATTGATAGCTTCCAATGTGGCAACGTTGCCTGCCATAATGTGGAAGTGTTCTCCCACAACCTTGCGCAGCGCAGGAATAGCCTTTTTCATCAAAGAGTGGTGACCGTGAGCTACGTCAATACAGATAAACTTTACAAATAAGTCTCGCAATGCACTGGCGCGCTCCAGATAGTCTCCTGACACACCAATTGCTGCGCCAATATTCAAATTATAATAATCATTATCGCACATAGTGCGGGCAATCTTAATCTGGCGCGACTGTTCTTCAATAGAACTATACCGATGGATGATGGCGGATCCGCCTGCTCGGTGCATAGCAATCGCCATGCACGACTCGGACACCGTATCCATTGGAGACGCCAAGATAGGTAGTGATAGCTGGAGGTTGTTTTCTAAGTTTGTCCCAATGTCAATTTGAGATCGCGATTCAATTTCAGAATACTGTGGGACCAGCAACACATCATCATATGATAAACCTTTTTTAATCATCTTTCTTCTTCGGCTTCTTGGGTGCCTTGGCGGGAGCCTTCTCTTTTCGAGGCGAGCCCTTTCGAAATGTCGGCGAGCGCCGAATAAGCTCTTCTTCGGTGATCGGGGGCCCTGTCGGGCTGGGTGGTGGTGCGGCCATAGGTACCGGCTTTACAGCCTGAGGGGGCCCAAAGTATTGCTGAAGGGTTAGCATCGCGCCCTCATGTTCTGCCAATTGGCGGCAGTGCATCGAAATCTCTTCCACCAAACTGGTGTGATCGGGCACCATCGTAGGGTTCTCCAAGAGAACAGAAATCAGTGCAAGTGACTCCAATGCCTTCGCCTTTAAGTGCGCATGCGCTGCGCTGTATAGCTTTATATTCATTTATTTCTCCTTTTCTTTTTCAATAAATTGTCTGATCTCAGCTACATCAAACCATGTCTCATCATTTGGCTCATCGGGCTCCGGCATGAGCCTAATGCGAGGGTTGCTCTCTCCCACCTTCATGAAACATATGGTGGGTACTCCCTGAAAATTCAGAATATCTTCCACTTCGGGATAATCTGAAACATTAAAGGCGAAGAAAAATACATCTTTAATTTCTTCTGCAAGCTCCTCGTAGGGATCTTTCAGCGAGTGACAGTAGTGGCAATTATTTGCGTAAAACTTCACTGCTAGGCGCGCCTCATCCTTTACTTTTCCCGACAAAAGGATCTGAAGGGCCTGCCGGCTTAAACGTTCTGCCATCTTAAGAGCCCTCCTTCTTCTCTGGTCGTGAGCCAGAATAAGCCTTTTCGACCTCTTCGGTGTCAAGGCCCATTTTCCTAAACACTTGAGTTACTTCCTCTGTGATTTCCTCTACCTCAGTTACTTCCCACACGTCGTGTGTTTGCATAGGGGTAAGCCGTTTCACATCGGCGTCTTTATTCTTCTTTCGTATAGTCATCTAATACCTCCTTGGTTTTCTCAATGCACTCCGGGCAAAATAATCGAACGGTCTCCGACCTTACTACCACACTCCATGAGAATACCATATCTTTGTTCTTTTTGTCAAATGTTTTTTGGCATACATCACACTGGTCTGGTAGCTTTCCGAACAGATGAACCTGATCGGCCATTGCCTGTTCTGCGTCTCCCTTATTTCTTTTCTTCTCGGCACTGCGCCGTTGCTTTCTGTTCACTTTGATAGCATCACTCCAATAAGTGGCGCCAATGTCGTGTGCCTCCGAAATACGATAACAGCCGACGGGAAGGGGGCGCTGTTCTCACCATTTCCGAATTTAAGCCTGCCCTTTACAAAGTAAATTTGATCGGCCTTCATTACATAATCGTGCCAATATCGTGTATCGGTGCGGGCCGGAATGAGTGCCACTACGGTGGTGTTTTCCTTTTCGCCCTCTTCGTAGGCTTTCTTAAGCCAGTCTTTAATCGCGCGACCGTAAGGAGGGTTCATAAATACATTGTGTCCGGACCAGTCTTGAGCAAGGCCATCATCACTTTCTGTGAAGCGATTCTTCACTTTGTAATTAGAGTCATTGGCACACGGATCCAGCGTAAACTCGCCAAACCTTTGTTCCAGTTGGTCAAAAAAGTGCTGAGGGGTGGCCCACTCTAGCGACTTAGAGCTAAACATTGTTTGTTGTGTAGTCTTATCCACCGGTACTCCCCAGAGCGCCGTCGCCCCTATTGCTAATGGTCATGGGGTATTCGTAAAGGCTCCCCTCCCTGCGTTCCGAGGCACGAAAATGTATTACAGGGGTAAGCACCACCTGTGCAATTTTCATCCCGGGCTGGATGAACTGTGGCTGGTTGCCGACGTTGTGTAAATTAATAAACACTTCTCCATCGTACCCCGAATCAATTACGCAGGCGCCAACCAGCAAGCTCTTCTTCGCGGCGTTGCCTGAGCGGTTTTTTACTTCCAGCATATAACCATGTGGCACGCCAAATTTAAGGCCAGTTCCCAAGATAATCGACTCACCGGGACTAACATATTTTCCTGCGGTGGGCTCCTCGCCATTAGGACTATAGAAAACATCTAGCCCAGCATCTGAAGGATTTGCGCGGTCGGGCTTGCGCGCGGCATTATGTACCCGCTGATATTCAAGAATCATTGTCTTCGTTGCCCTCCCCAGCTAGCAGATTAAAATTGTCTACCACCTCATCAATATTAAATTTGCCCTTAAACAGGCGATATGCTTTGACTGCAGCACGAATCTCATCCGTGTTGAGCCATGAGTTATCACGAAACTCCTTTCGCAAGTCTCGCTTCTGCTCCTTATATGGTTCCATCGCTTCTTCGATGGCGTCTAGTGAACGGATATATTCCCTCACATAACGTTTCTTCTCTTCATGTGTGTTGGCCATTAAGCCCTCCTTTATTCTTTATTAATATAACAAATCCTGACCGCAATGTCAACTGATTTATTGAATTTTTTCGCCAAACAACTGATGAATAAACTGTCTGATTAGCTCATC